TGCGCGATCCTCGTCTATCTGCTATTCGCGCCATAAAAACGCGAGCAGATAATGCAGTAGAAGATATTGCTAACGAATGGAATACTATGATTGGTTCTCTGGATCAACTAGATCATTTTGTATTCAATATTGAGCATGATAATAGGCTAGAACACGCATATGGGCTATTCGACTTTATTGGAATTAAACCAATGAGGAAAATAGAACAATTCGTAGACAGATGGGCTCCTCAAAATGTATCAAAGAGTGAGGCTAAAATTAAATATCTGGAATCAGGAGAACTTCCAGAAGGTCACAATTGGGACTCATTACAACCTGCAATTGATTGGTATAATCAGTTGACAACACGCATCTAATCTAGTATAATACAACGATGTCTGAATGGAACAACTCTTCGGCAGAAGAACGATTAGAAAAGTGGAGAGAGTTCCGAGAAAGCTTAAACGGCATTGATGACGAAGAATTGCTAAATAACGTTGCGCAATTTTTTGCTACAGTTCCATTAGGTGCTCGGTGCATTGACTACTATACACCAAATTCATGGCCTACGCCGTGGGAGATACTGTATCATAAATTATATTGTGCAAGTTCGGTTAGTCTACTAATCTACCACACGCTCTGTATAACACTAGGAAGTGACAGAGTGGAAATAGTTTTGGCTAACACAGGAACAGATTGTTTACTTCTGCCGATAGTTGACAAAAAGTATATTTTTAATTACGAACTCGGCAAGGTAAATAAAACTAGCGATCACCCAATAGAGATTATTGACGACTTTGCTGATGCACAAATCGAGCAAGTACAGTAACCTATACAATAAGAATAACACGACAGGAGTTACACAGATGAAAAACGGCGCCTCTAATGGAAACGGCAACGGCACACAAGAGACTACACTACCCACAGAATATCAGCAATTTATACATTTGAGCAGATATGCAAGATACAGAGAGGAGTTAGGAGGGCGCGAAACTTGGCAGCAAACTGTCAATCGTTACCTTGATTTCTTTGAGGGGCATCTAAAAGAAAACTACCCAAGCAGCGTAAAAGAATATAACAAGATTCGTCCTGAACTTGAGTTCTCTATTCTGAATCTTGAAATTATGCCGTCTATGCGTTGCATGATGAGTGCTGGCAAAGCACTAGAGCGCGATCATGTTGCTGGTTATAACTGTTCTTTCCTTGCTGTTGACACCCCTCGCGCATTTGACGAGACTATGTATATTCTTATGTGCGGAACTGGTGTTGGTTTCAGCGTTGAGCGTCAAGAGATTGCAAAGCTTCCTGTGGTTGCAGAAGATTTCTATCCGAGTGATACAGTTATTGTTGTACCAGATTCCAAGCTAGGGTGGGCAAGCAGCTTCCGTGAGCTAATTGCTATGCTATATAATGGTCGCATTCCTAAATGGGACCTTAGCCGACTACGTCCTGCTGGCGCACGACTCAAAACTTTTGGTGGACGTAGTTCTGGACCTCAGCCCCTAGACGAACTATTCCATTTTGCCGTAAACATCTTTACTAATGCTGCTGGTCGTAAGCTAAACTCGCTAGAGTGCCATGATCTAATGTGTAAGATTGGTGACATTGTTGTCGTTGGTGGTGTTCGTCGTTCAGCACTTATTTCCCTTTCCAACCTTTCTGACGAGCGTATGCGTCATGCTAAGTCTGGTACATGGTGGGAGAACAACGTACAACGCGCACTAGCAAATAACAGTGTTGCATATACAGAAAAACCAGAAGTCGAAATCTTTATGCGCGAGTGGCTCGCTCTAGTAGAGTCTAAGTCTGGTGAGCGTGGCATCTTCAATGTTGCGGCTGCGCAGAAACACGCATCCAAGAATGGTCGCCGCGATGGTGAGCAAGTACGTGGTACAAACCCATGTTCTGAGATTCTACTTCGCAGCAAACAGTTCTGCAATCTATCAGAAGTAGTTGTACGTTCAGACGATGATTTTGAATCACTAGCACGTAAAGCTCGCCTAGCTACAGTTCTTGGCACACTACAAGCATCACTAACAAACTTCCGCTATCTCTCTAGCGCGTGGGAAAAGAACACAAAAGAAGAATCTCTGCTTGGTGTAAGTCTAACTGGAATTATGGACAATGAGTTTCTAAGTGGCAAGAAAGGCAAGCGCGATATTACATTGGCTGATTTCCTTGAAGACCTTAAAGCCGTTTGTGTTGAAGAAAATAAGAAGTGGGCTAAAGAAATTGGAATCGAACAGTCAGCAGCAATTACTTGCGTGAAACCATCTGGTACAGTTTCGCAGTTGGTTGACTCCGCAAGTGGTATTCATCCACGTTACAGTGAGTACTACATTCGCACAGTACGTGCAGACAAGAAAGATCCTCTAGCAATGTTTATGCATGCCTATGGTTTTCCAGTAGAGGATGATGTAACAAAACCAGATCACAATGATGTATTCAGCTTTCCAGTTCACGCACCAAAGAACTCAGTTATGCGCAACGATATGAACGCAATTGAACAGCTAGAACTGTGGAAGATTTATGCAACCCATTGGTGTGAACACAAGCCTTCTATCACAGTCTATGTACGTGAAGATGAATGGCTAGAGGTTGGCGCATGGGTTTACAAGAATTTTGACGTTATGAGTGGCGTTTCATTCTTACCACACACTAACCACTCATATCGTCAAGCTCCTTATCAAGAGATTGATAAGAAACAATACGACGAGCTAGTGAAGCAGATGCCCCATGATGTAGATTGGAGTTTGCTAACACAGTATGAATCAGAAGATAATACTTCTGGTTCACAAGAGCTTGCATGTTCAGCAGGTTCTTGCGAGATTGTTGACTTAACTTCTAGTTCAGGTATGGTCAGCACACCAGCAATACAGACAGACACAGGAGACTAAAATGTTAGAAAATAAAGAAGCTGTCTTTGAGACAGACAAAGTAGTTGCGTTCCGCATCATTACGGGCGAAGAAATTATTGGTAAGATCACACACTTCGACTCGCATAGCGTGTCATTGAAGAAGCCTTGCACACTTACTTTTAACCAAGAAGGCATGGGGTTAATGCCAGCAAGTATTATTGGCAACCCTGAGCATGATGTCACATATCAACGTTCAGCAATCGTTGCTATTATGACTCCGCGCGAAGATGCAGTATCTTCTTACGAGGCGTATGCATCAAGCTTAGTGCTTCCTAAGAAAAGCGGTATTGTAACTGGCTCTTGATCGTAAAAGTAGATAAATACTACGAGCAGATTACACAGCAGACACAATATCAATTGATAAGGAGTAAATAATGGCTCAAGGAAAATCACCATTTGAACTACGTGCAGACTTGCTAAAGTTGGCATATGATATGCTTCTATCCCAACACGCCGCTAAAGCAGCAGCAGAAGGGAGTGATCGTATCGCTACTGCCCCATCTTCCGAGGAAGTAATTGAAGAGGCACGTAAGCTAAATGAGTTCATTTCACGCTCTGGCGACCGTCGCGAGAAGTAATCCCTCGTAACCATCTGATTTATTAACTAATTTAGTGCTTGACTTTTGGCGCTAAATGTAGCATAATATTGTTTAGAATAGGAGCAATGTAATGCGTTTCCGCTTGATGAGCGACCTGCACTTGGAATTCCAAGATAAAGTGATCGACTACACGCCGATTCCTCTTAAAACTGATGGGGAGACGGTGCTCATTCTTGCGGGCGATATTGCTGTTGGCACAGACGCCGTTCCATTTATTGAACGCATGTGTCGCCAGTTCTACAAAGTCGTATACGTACTTGGCAACCATGAGTACTACTACAACGAAGTTAACAAGCTTCGCAAAAACTGGAAGGAGTATGCAGAGAACAACGCTCCTGATAATTTTGTGTTTCTTGATAACAAAGTTGCGTACATTGATAATGTGCGTATCGTTGGTGGTACTCTCTGGACAGACTTCGACCGCGAAAGCTGGTTTGCGATGAACGAAGCTCGTAATGGCATGAATGATTTTTACTGCGTAAAGATCAAAGAAGGCCACAAAGAGACAGGCTATCGCAAACGTCGCTGGCTTCCAGAGGATGCAGTACGCGCACACAAAGAAACTCTGTTTACAATTACAGAGACAGTTCGTGTGCCGCACGATGGACCGACGGTTGTTGTCACGCATCATCTGCCACATCCGCTATGTGTCGATCCGCAGTTCAAGACTCACCCTCTCAACCCTGCGTACATGAGTAATTTGGATATGTACATTGAGGAGTACGACATTGATGTATGGTGTCATGGTCATACTCACAGCAACGTGGATTTTGAGGTTCATGGGACGCGA